CCCGGATTTCTCCTTCTCTATTGAGCATAGTTTATAGTAACTATGAAAGCCTGTGATCTTAACCCTTTCCCTCATAAAAGGGATCAGTCAAGATTTGATAAGTTTTAAGAAATCGTACCTAACGTTTTCTAACTGGATATTTCCCATAAGTGTAATAGTGGACTAAAGATCCACTATCAACATTTTTGATAATATCAGATAGAACCTTAGTAGATGCTTGAACTTTAAGCTTCTGTCCTCATTTTATACTTGCAATAGATTGAATATCTAGAGCATCATATAAGATAGGGATTTCATGTAAAGGTATACGTTTGGGCTTTGTAGTCCAGACATATAACTTACATCGAAGCTGAATTAAGGATAATAAGGTATTAGTATATTTAATTATTAATACTCAAAATCCAAGATTCATGAAATTGAAAACACTGGGATAAGACACTAATCCTTTCTTAGTTACATTTATAAATAAAATGTTTCTAAAGAAGAAGAAAACCTCGGATCTAAACTTGTTTTTCGCCTTAACAAATTCTCCTGCCACTTGCAAAAGCAAAGGGTAGTAGAATCTAGTTATATTCGAATTCATATATCTTACTAAAGGGGCGGACTGCATCGTAGGATTTCCTACGTCAACAGTTGTTCCCTTTAGATATGATTTGATATATGAATCTAAAGCAACACTTCAGAGCATTAACTTTATTCTACCACCAAAGAATTTTGGTGAAGAAATAAGTTGCTCTTTAAGTGTTACGATAGAAACAAGACCTTTGGAGATTAACTCATGGACATATCTTAATGAGTAAGATTTACTTCTAATAGATTGCAAGATTAATCCTGCACCTATTGGAGAGTAGTCTAAACCACTAAAACCTTTTAACTTTTTAGCAAATTCAGTAAAATCTTTCGATTCTAATGATTTTTGCCTATTTATTGAAAGGCCTAGAGAAGACATAAGAATCAAGTATTGTTCAGCGACGCTGTCATTAGCAATAACGACATCATCACCAAGAATACAATAATCCTTAAAATCTTCCTTTCCAGCCAAAATTGAGGCTGCTTTAACAATCACATGATGTGTTATAGCAAGCATAGCTCAACTGGAAAGGGCACCCATTGGTTGCCCGACGATATATCTGACACTATCGACTTTAACAGTACCTTTATCAAAAGGTAATGCTAAATCTCTAGTGGAGTCAAAATCTAGATTTCGAATTTCACCAGGGAGAATGAACTTAGGTTCAATCCTCATGACTGATTCAAAATTTAGATATCAATCTATATCTAATAGTATCCTTCAAGGTAATTTAAAACCAATTAGTTTTAAAATATCCTCCTGGAGTATAATAGGGAGTCTATCTGTTGCCGCACTTAAATCGAAACCATACAATGTAGGTTTGATCTTAGAATTTCTTCTAAGAAGCCTATCAAATGGATGATCTTGATTAAAAGTCCCGTCAACATCACTTAGTTCTCTTAACTTATTAAAGAGAAATTTGTGAAGAGGTTTAAGACAAAGTTGGATTCAGTAAGAAGTTATTGCTATAACTCTTGCTTTTCCAGCTTGATCTCTAACCACAGATAATCTACCCAACTTATAACTAGGAGTTATACCTAGGATACAAAATAGAACATAGACTGGCCCAAAAAGGCATATAATCATGAGGAAGTATAGGATTAAACCTATATTTCTTCTAAAGAATAATGTCTTAATAACATTAAAAAGGATATCGAATCTTGATAATAATGCTAAAGCATCATTAATAGATCCGAATCCTGCAATAACGTTATTTGGCCCAGCGGCTTCACTTCAGTAAAGTGAACACCTAAGATTATTAGTATATTTCTTATACAAATTCAATTCTTTTAGTGATTTAATCAATAAAGAATTGTCCAAACTTTGGGACAATCCACTAAAAGGAGAAAGAATTGTATTAAGCTCAGGTTCTACCTTTGTAGGAAAAACCCGATGTATACTAATACAGGTAATTAAAGCACCTATAATTTTCTTCCGCTTATGAGTAGGTAATTCCTTATTAAGGATACTATCTCTCAAAAGTTTTGGAATAATTACAGGGAAACCGATTTTGTCAGTCTTAACAAATATAGACGTTGATTTCTCAACTTCTACATTAGCTAAGCGTCGCACTAATATTCTAAGTACCTCTTTAAGGTATTTAAAAGTAAAAGTGAAACCACTCTTCTTTACCAAGGAAGATATGCGTGCAAACAAGATCTTAAATGGTTTATCAAATTCTTGAACTGAATAAGATCACAACACTAAGGAAAGAAA